AAAAATACAGGCCATGACAGGGGATCAAGATGGCGATTCAGCACGAAAGAAAATCGAGTCCACAACTGGCGTTGGAGCGCGCGCGGCTCCTGTTCGGCTGCTATCGTCGGAGCGACGCGGCTGATCCTGAGACCTATGTCGTGGCGGTGTCGGCGTTGCTATCGACGTTTGAGGCTGATACGGTCGAGCATGTGACCGATCCGATTATTGGCCTGCCAGCCACAACAAACTTTGTGCCAACGATCAAGGAAATCAAGGACGCATGCGAACATCATGAGGAAATGAAGCGCACGGTTATTCCATTCTTGAAGGAACAGGAGCGCCGGAGACTTGAATGGGAGTCTTGCGGGCTTGATCCCGAAAAGACCTCTTACGGCGCAATTCGCCAGATTACGGACGCGGAAAGGGCGGGGGCTTCGAGGCCAAAACTTGAAATTGTCGCAGATAACCCGGAAATGCGAGCGCGTGTTGGTGAATTGATGCAAAGTCTTGTTGGACAATTGGGGCCGGTGAAGCAATGGTAAAGATGAAAGCCCGTCAGAGGTTAACCCGGCGGCCAGTGACCTTGCCAGCGATTGACGGCACAGGATTGTCAGGGCCAACTCCTGAGCGGCTGATTAAATCTGGCGGCGATTATGTGGTCGGGAACGATCCACAGCGCAGCGCCAAGATTTATACGTTTAGGGATGGCTCCTTGGAGCGACTGAAAGATCGCGGTAAGCTGGCTGACAAATTCAGCCGGGGAGGCGGGGAAGTCGAGCCGCGATATGAAGCCCTGATGAAATTCCGGCATCACTGGCGATGCGCCGGGATGGAACCCAGCTACGGTAATTTTGACCTGAATAAGGTCTTTGCATCGGAAAATTCAGGTTTTACAGGGCTAGCCAAGACCGAGGCGCAGGCCTTTCATGTCGGCCAGTATCGGTCGGCGGTGCGGGAAATAGGACTAAAATCCTCATTCGTGGTGGAGTGTGTGGTATGCGCCGACGACACGCTAGAGCGTGCCGGTGTCAAATTAGGGTACAATAACCGCAATGCGGCGGTCGCGGCTGCGACGGAGTGCATCCAGCGGGCGGCGGATCAACTTGCCGAGCTTTGGGGAATAAAACCTAGGACAGGTAAATAGTCCCAATAACGTAGGTGACTCGCAAAAGAGGATGTTCCTATGAGTGAGACTGGCGCGCCCGAAGAAGAGCCTGAAATCAAGATCACGCCCAAAATGATGGAGGCGGGGGCTGATATTATTTTGGGATCGGTTGGTGGAGCTGATCTGGGCGAGAGTTTTTGCGCCCCAGATCTGGCAGCGAAGGTCTATCGGGCCATGGATGCACTGTCGGACCGAAGATGATCGCGGCCTGAACATTCCGCGAAAATACTGTTAGCTTCTTAGCGTAGTCAGCAGATTTATTTTCGCACTTGACATGCGAGCGTAGATATGCCAAGAACGATCAGGATCAGGAATTGCGCCTAATGGCGTGTAAGTTAGCGGCAAGCGCCGGAACATCCCAGAGTACCTCTTTGAGGTGCAGGCGAGCAATCGCGATCATGGGCCGGGGGCCGTTAAAACATTCTAGGGGGTCATCGGAACGCCTCTGATGTGTAACTCACATCATGCTACCGGGTTATGGCGTGTCGGGTGATGCCAGACCGTCGCCCCACGGGTACAAAACCGGAACTGCGGGGGTTGATCGCCCCGAAAGACGGGACAAAGCCGTGGGATATATTTAGCCTCTCTAGCTCAAAGGTAGAGCACCCGTGTTGTAAGCGGAAGGTTGCCGGTTCGAGTTCCGATAGAGGGAGTTTCTATGAGCGACACATTTTGATTCGGTCCGCCTTATTGAAAGACCATAATGCGCCATATTCTTTCCCCGTCCGCCGCGTTATTCCACGCCGATTGTCGCGATGCGTTGCGACAATTGCCCGACAATTCGATAGACAGTTGCGTGACTGATCCGCCTTATGCGCTTGTGTCGATTGTCAAGCGATTCGGCTCGCCTAATGCCGAGCCAGCGAAAGGCAATGAAGCGTATATGCGCGCGTCGGCGGGTTTTATGGGCAAGTCGTGGGATACCGGCGAATGCGCGATGGATCCGACCTTTTGGGTTGAAGTTTTGCGCGTCCTGAAGCCCGGCGCGCATGTTGTCGCGTTCGGTGCGTCGCGCGGCTATCACCGCATGGCGTGCGCGATCGAGGACGCGGGCTTTGAGATTCGCGACTCGTTGATGTGGGTATACGGCACGGGGTTTCCGAAAAGTCACAACGTAGCCCTGTCGATCGACAAAGCAGCGGGTGCGGTCGGACACCTAGCTAAGTCGTTCAATATGAAAGGCGGCGGTGACCGTACCGACGAATTCACTGACAACGGTCGCGACTTTTCAATCCGCCACGAACCCGCCACCGACGCCGCCCGCGAATGGGGAGGATGGGGCACCGCACTAAAACCAGCGTTCGAACCGATCGTGCTGGCGCGCAAGCCCTTAAGCGAAGGCACGGTTGCCGCGAACGTGCTGCGCTGGGGCACTGGTGCGCTGAACATTGACGGGTGTAGGGTTGAGGCGAATGGCGAGGATCAGCGCAGATCGTCATCTGGCGGAGATAATGGACTTTCTGGTACGTCGACTTTCAAAATACGAGCGCGCACCATTGACGAACAGAAAGTGCAAGGCCGCTGGCCCGCCAACGTGGTGCACGACGGCTCGGACGAAGTTGTTGGGGCGTTTCCGCATACGAATGGAAGCAAGCGCGGGGTAAAAGACCCGAACGGTTCAATGGGCTATCACGGCGGCGCATCGGGATTGCCGGGCGTAGTAGGCGGTTACGACGACGCAGGCGGCAGCGCCGCTCGCTTCTTTTACAGTGCCAAGGCCAGTAAAGCCGACCGCAACGGCTCGAAGCACCCGACCGTCAAGCCGATCAGCCTTATGGAATGGCTTTGCACGCTGATTACACCGCCCGGCGGGACGGTCCTGGACCCGTTCGCCGGTTCCGGCACCACCGGAATTGCTGCGCAAAACAAGGGCTTTCAGGTCGTGCTGTGCGAGCGCGAGGCGGAATATGTGACGGATATAAAGGCAAGGTTTGCCGGTTCGAGTCCGGGCGAGTGGCGCCAATATAGGAATCTCCGCACGGCGGAAACAACATGGCAGCAAGAACAGTAAAGATCAGGCATGACGCGGAAACGCGTGCCAAAATCCAGACCAGTCAGTTACTTAATCGCCTTAACGATCATGTATTTGGCAAGGAAGGTCAGGCTGTTGACATTAGCGCAACACAGATGAAGGCGATTGAGATTCTTTTGAGGAAGACGTTGCCGGATTTGAGCGCCGTTGAAATGTCCGGAAACGAAGATTCGCCGATGAAAATGGTGATCGAGTGGCAGAACAAAGGGTAATTATCCCTTATTCTCCGCGCGATCAATTCAGGCCCTACCACAACCGAACGAGCCGCTTTGCCAAGATCGTGGCGCACCGCCGGTTTGGTAAGACGGTCGGCTGCATTAACGACAAGATCAAGGCGGCGTTAAAGAACGAGCGGATTGACCCGCCGCCGCGTTATGCTTACGTTGCCCCGACATATACACAGGCCAAAGACATTGCTTGGGGCTATCTGAAACACTATTCGGCACCGATTCCGGGTATTGAGAAGTCAGAATCCGAGCTTTGGGTGAGATACCCGAACGGGGCTCAGATCAGGCTTTACGGTGCCGACAATTACGACCGCATGCGCGGCCTGTACTTTGACGGCGTGACGATTGACGAGCCTGCGCAGATTGATCCTAGGGCATGGCCCGAGGTGATTCGTCCGACGCTCGCTGATTATCGAGGCTGGGCGACATTTATTGGCACCCCGAAGGGGCGGGATTGGTTTTATAAGATAGACCAGCTTCCGAACGGTGAGCCAGACCCGGATTTTTTCAGGCTGACACTCAAGGCCAGCGAGACGGGGATTATTTTGCCGGAAGAACTTGAGAGTGTCCGGCGCGGGTTGACTGAGGAACAGTACGCGCAGGAATTTGAGTGCTCATTTGAGGCGGCTGTTATCGGGGCCTATTATGGCCGCCTGATGGCTAAGGCGGAAGAGGAAGGGCGAATCACTGGCGTGCCATATGAGCCTGTCTCCCCGGTTTGGACGGCGTGGGATCTGGGAATTTCGGACTCGACCGCGATATGGTTCGCACAAGTTGTTGGGCGAGAAATCAGGATTATCGACTATTACGAATCGAGCGGTGCCGATCTCGGACACTACGTCCGTGAAATCAATAATAAGCCCTACACCTATGCCGGGCACATTGTCCCGCATGACGCGCAGGCCAGAGAATTGGGAACCGGCAAGACGCGCCTTGAGGTTCTTGAAGGGCTAGGACTGAAGAACATTACGGTTGCCGCAATGCATCGTGTCGAGGATGGCATCAACGCGGTTCGCGTGATGCTCCCCAAATGCTGGTTTGACGCAGCGAAGTGTTCACGCGGTATTGATGCGATGAAGCTCTATCGTGCTGAATACGACGACAAGCTTCAAACGCTGAAACCACGGCCCGTCCATGACTGGACAAGCCACGCGGCTGACTCCGCGCGCTATCTTGCCATGACGCTCGATGGTGTTGCAAACCAGACCAAGATTGACATGAACAGAAGTTTTGCGCCGCGCGGTCGTGGCTCATGGATGGGTGGATAATTGGCTGAATCTGACACGCCTCGCAGCAAAGATAAAACAGATAGCGATGACGTGTTGAAGGACATGCGCGCGCGTTGGGATCGTTCCTACGACCGCGAGAAACACAACATCACGGCGGCCTATGAGGACTTGACATTCCTGTGTGGCGATGACTATGCGCAATGGCCCGCTGAGGAGAGAAAACGCCGCGAGAATGATGGGCGTCCGGTTCTGCAAGAGAATAGGTTGCCTACCTTTGTTCATCAAGTAACTGGCGATATACGCCAGCTCAAGCCCGCGATCAAATTTGTCCCGGTCGATAACGAGGCCGACGAAAAGCGTGCTGAGATTATCGGCAGCCTGACTCGATATATAGAAAACCGATCTGAGGCCGGTGCGATCTATTTCAGGGCCGCTGATAGTCAGGTTGCATGTGGCATCGGACACTGGCGCGTTCTGACCGAGTATGCCGACGATACAACCTTCAATCAGGAAATCAGAATTGCTCCGATTGAGGATGGTGTCGCCGTCTTGTGGGACGCTGATTCGGTCTTGCCGTCGCGCGAAGATGCGATGTATTGTTTCGTTCCGGTTGATATGACGCGGGCAAGCTTTGAGGCCAAATATCCCGGAAAGACACCAAATGAAATCGGTGATCTTGGCTGGACTCATGTTAACGAATGGGTATCCGACGATTTTGTGCGGGTTGCTGAGTATTGGCTGAAGGTTCCGACGAAACGAAAACTGGCACTTCATCCCGATGGCCAAATCTCTGAAATCACGGACGCCGATCAGTCTGTAATCGCGATGC